TCATCAGCAAGTTCTGCTGCAAATCCAAAAGCAAGGAGGCGTTCTTAAGCACATCTTGCATTGTTCTTTCAAGCATATGTTGTAGTTGACCTTCATTCATCTTGCTCACCCCACGATAGAGGCACGCCGGACCAATTGACCTTGCCGCCTTTGACACTTAGCACATCATAAACAGAGCCCAAACTCTCCATGTTACGGCCTTTCATCTCATTGATGGTAGCACGAATAACGAAGTCTCCTTCGGACAAACTCTTATCTGCCTCAACTCCTGCTGCTTTGTCACCTTTCTTGGTGTAGCGAGTCATAAACAACTGCTGACTGACAAATCGCTGAGTCCCATTGACCCATTCAACCTGCTCACCGACCTTCATCATAGCCTTAGTACCGTTACCAATGTCCATGAATTCTTTCTTGTCTTTCAAGTGGAAAGTAAAGAAGATGTAGGGGATTGGTAGCGCAGTCAAGCGATTAAGGGCGCTATTGAAGACACGGTTTCGCTCACGCCATTCCTTTTGGTTGAAGTTGTCACCGTCTTCCTTGATAACACCACGATTGATAAGGCGCTCGGTCATGACAAACTCACACCACTTTAGGAAAGTTGAGCCTCCATCCATAATGACTGCGCCGATTTCTTCGGCGTTCTCACCGATTTGTGCGGTGAACCATTCAAGTTTCTCAACAACAGCCACCCAGTTAGTAGTGTTGTCCTCATTCCACATAGCCTCATCTGTCTCGTCAATCATGGGGAGGACTTGGATATTCTCTGCATTCTTGACACCGGAGGACAGTAGATAGTCAACGGTGTTTTGTGCCGAGTTGTCGCAGTCAATGACTACTATGCGCTTGTCGGTATGGTTGAGCGCAATGTCACAAGCAAGACCGGTCTTAGCCGTGTTCTCCTTGCCTACGAGAGCCATGCGGATAGGAGCGTGGCTTTCACGCTTCTTTTCAAACAACTCCTTGTAGTAGGCCGCATCATATTTGACCGTGTTAGCAGCCGCTTGTTTTGATGTTTGCTTCGGTTGAGCCCAAGTCATCAGTCCCACCCCTCTGCATCCGTCAAGCCAATGTCGGCGTTGTCAGCAGCAGAACCAAGAGATTCAGCACACCACCAACCGGTAGTGACCAACTTAGGTTCGTCGTCACGGCTCATGTAGGGTTGTCCCACAATCATGAGAGTGCTACCTACTGAGAAATCAATGGATGCTTCTTGGGTAGCAGGGACATAAATGTCCACTGTACCGGCAATGCTCATGATGTCAAGGTCACCAACTGTAACAATGTAACCGCCGTTGTCACGAGGGTCAATGTGAACCACTTCGGTCATAACACTGACCAGTGCGTCCCACTTCTCTTTGTCACCAAGAGTACCCACATAGGATTCAATCTGTTGAAGACCTTCCTCAAGGTTGTGGATTCGCTCAAGACCACCGACGAGTGTGTCGGGTGCTTCGCTGAACACTGCTTGTAGTGAGTCATCTTGGGAGAAGACTGAGACACCTGCTTTACCGTAAGCCGTATCACCGTTTCGTGCAGGACGCATAGCAATGCGACCGGTCACAAAGGTAGGTGGTTCGTTCTCAGCAAGAGCGCCGTTGAAACGGAAGTTGTACAGGCGTACATCATTAGTACCTGCTGCACGACCCAAGAACATAGTCTGTCGGTCCTTCTCGCTTTGAGGGCGAGGTTCACCGTACTTGAAATTCTTGTCACCCGACGGGAATTTTGGACTCTTGTTGTCCCAAACGATATGGAAGTGTAGGCCGTTGCCTGCATCAAAAGCACCCTTCGGCAATTCGGTTAGGTCAGTTGTGCTTGTCCCTGCTTGGAAGGCTTCGCCACGAGCAAGGCTCGGGTTGTAAGTCTTCGTGAATGAACCGTCATTGTTGTCCTCATAGAGAATCCAATGCCCGTCATCAACCATCTGCTCAAGAACCTCACGGCTCACACTGTTTATAGTACCAGCGGCTTTCTTGTAGGCAAGTTGAGCCCAATCTTTGTAGCGTGGAACGCTGACGAACATACCTTCAAAGAGCGTAGCACCGGAACGCTTTAGTCGCTCACCCTCGCTTTTGATTTGACGGCCCGCAATACGCAGTGCGTTGACGGTACAGTCTTCTTCGTTCTTTCCGGCATCCATCCATGTGATTCGGTTCTCGGAGAGTACCTCATCCATGCGAGAGCGCAGTGCGTCCTCGGTTGCTCCAATGTTTTTCGCAATTCTTTCAATCATTTGTTCTGTGTTCATATTTGCTCACCTCTATTTTGTCTTTTATCCTCGCCACTATATAACCTTTATCACGCACTTAGTCGTCGGCAAAAATCCCATACGACATAGTGGGCCTCAACGCCACTCAACAAGTCCCTTTGGGCTTGCGTAGCGGCCTCAACCAACTTCAATTTGTTGGTGGGTTTGGCGGGAGATTGAATACCGTATCTAAACACGGCATCTATTGTTTGTCTAAGATTAGAAGAACCCATCAACTTGACGGCTTCTTCAACTCGCTGCTCTTTCAAACATAGACTAAGAATAGTGTGGACATCAACGACTGGATGACCCAAGCCGATTAGAAATGCTTCACGCTTTGTTTCGGGGATAGAGTGGTACGCTTGTAGTGAATTGATTGCATTACGCAAGTCACCCTTGTTAGCATTGACTATGCTAATAAGAGCGTCGTTAGGGGTTTTGAATCCTTCTGCCGCATCAATCTTGTGTAGTCTGTAAAACATATCACTGTCGTCAATAGGCTCAAAGGTTCGTGCTTGACACCGTGATTGAAGCCACGGTGAAATCTTTGTTAGGTCATTACAGGTGAGGATGAAGAACCCTTGGGCATCCTCAATCACACCCTTAAGTGCAGACTGAGCGGCAGGGGTCAATTGGTCTGCCTCATCCAAAAAGAAAATTGTTTCGTACTGCCCGAGTCGGGACATAGGGGCCAACTCTTCCTCAACGAATTCAATACCACGCTGTCGCTTTGACGACGCATTGTATTTGTGGATAGTATAGCCGAGAGCAGTCGCATACATTTGTGCGAGGGTAGTCTTACCTGTACCTGCTTCGGGAGAATAGAAAATAAAGTGTTGCATCGGTGAGCCCGAAACGATTGACTTAAACTCATCAATCAAATGCTCCTGCCCAACAAACCCTTCAATATCGTTAGGTCGGTGTTTCGTGGCCCAAACCTGCTTCATGTTGTGAAGTTAGTCTCGCCAGTATATAAGGTCATTGGCGGCGACAAGACAAACAGGGTTGTTCTGTTTGTGGTAAGATTCTTGTTCGGGCGCACACCTCACACTGTATAGCCTTCCTTCTTTCGGAAGGAGTCATGACCGATAAAGGTCGTGTGAAAATCAAATCGTCAATAGATTGTATGACTTGCCTATCAACATCAAATTGAAAGTGGTGGGTATTTACGCCGTTAGTCATCTCAACCTTTTCTTTACCGACAATGACCACTTGAGGATTCTTTGACATGAGTGCGCTGATGCTATTAGGAGAAGGAACATTCTTAACACCCTTGTAATTCTGTAAATGTTCTGCTACCTGCTCACGAGTACAAGCACCATGCTTGAACAGTAATTCAACTATTGCTCTCCTCACTCGCTTGTTGTTATTGTTGGCGGACACATATGTTGCTTGCACGCCATGCTATAAATGTTTCACTGTTGCCTTACCATTCGGATTTTAGTTTTCCGGCAGGGTAAAGTCTAACTGCATCAAGCATAAGATATGTGTCGCAGTGGTGCTTTTCACCACCAATGTCAACAACGATAGTGTCCCTCATATAGAGCCCATTCTCAACACCTTCCAGTCGGTCAATGCGTGCGAGAGTTTTTTGGTCAACTTCATACACCTCACCCAGTACTTGGGTTCGTCCGTAAGTCATTGCGGGGTACGCCCCCAAATCAGCAAGTCCCCATATGTCACGGTCAGTCTTTGCCTCACCCAAAAATTTAGATTCACCCAAATAGTAGTGGTGGTTTGATTTACCCTGCTTCAATGTTCCATACACAAAAATTTTCTTCATATCCATTCTATCACCTTCTGTTTTTTCTTTAGCAAACCAGTAGGTAGATTATCGGGCTGGTGTTGTCGTATCTCGTTTGATACTACAATGTCGCCATTGATGATGATACCCATATGTTTGTCTGTTTGTCTAATACCCAACGGGAGTATATCAATGCTGCGCTTTCGCTTGGAAGGCCACTTGAAATTGCGTACAGGGCTGACACCGTAGGCAATAGCGGCCTTGAGGTAGTCGTCATGTAGCTTGTAGCGGCACTGTGCGAGTAGGCGACCGAGGTTTATGTCCTTCACATTGACCTTAAGAAAAGCGTTAGCGAGAGGTAGGGGTACTTGGGACAAGGCTTTGTGGGCTCTGTCACGGTCGCCCCAACATAGAGCGGCTCGTATTGAGCGAGAGTAATCAACCTTAGCCTTGGTCGCTTGGTCAATGATAACACAATGCTCACTCGCACTTGTTAGTTTAGGCAACTTATCCATAACAACTACCATTCGGTAGGGGATTGCTTCTGCCCAGTAGATTGCTTCGTCCTCGGTAAATTTCTTAGCATGGTAGATGAATGTCGTATCTGCAACCGTAGGAGATACGGTCATTTCGCCGTACATAACTATGTAGTCACCCTTGCGGTATTTAGCGTCGTCCTCTGCAAAAATAATAACACCCATCATATCAACTCCGATTCATTTTCAAGTAGCCAAGCAATAAAACGCCTCATTTGGTCGGGGCTCAATCCCCATACCCTACGGACGCTTGTTGTCGGGAGTACATAATCAGCCACGAGCCACTCATAACCATTGCCTTTATTCACAAGTGAAAAGGTCAAGCCGTCTTCGGCCATAGCCTTAGCAAGAGAGGGGAATTCCTTGGTGTAGATTGGTCGTGCGAATAGCGTCTTATGTGATTTGCTACGCCACTCTCGGGTCAATCCACCACCTCAAAGTCAGCGTCGTCAATAGTCACGATAGGTGCTTGTAGGGATGCAAGTCTCAATTGGATTTGGTCAAGATACATTGGCTCATGCTTGAGTACATCAACGAGAATTCCCAACATAGAATCAACTTTTTGGTCGGCCATCATCATTTGAGAATCAATGCCGATTTCCTTTTTCAATTGACCAATCAATTTCAAGAAGCCTTGTGCTTGAGAAAATAGTTTTGTTGCGTCACCAATCAATTCGGAAGTCAAACCTTCCTCGTCTTTACGGTCTTCCATTTCATCCATCCATGTAACAAGGCGCTGGACAAGGTTCTCCGCCACATTGAGTGTGCTGATAGACTCATCACGCAATTGCTCAATGCGATTCGCTTCCAGTGGGTCATAGGATAGATGCTCGTCCATATGCTTACCCACTGTCCCAATGTTCCAGCGAAACTTGTTCTCCAAAAACGCACCAGTGATTTCACCACGGTGCAATTTGATTTCAACTTCTCTTCTGTTAGCGAGAGCGCAAACGGGGCATGAGGGCGCTATGTCTGTCGTCATTAGTAACTCAACTCCCATACATACACCCTTCGCTTGTCGCCAAGATTAGCCGATGTGTCTTGATAGAAATACTCTTCGGAATAATCACCAGTGAATCGGTCATCACGCATTAGAATTTGAGTAGCGGAGGCGGCATTCTTAGGGGAACGCTTGTCCTTTGTCAACCGCAGCAATTCCTGCGACGAAAGCGGCCTCTCAGTTTCTCGGAGTAGTTTCTCAACCCGATTTCTCCATCTAACATATCTAATCTTCATAGTTTTCACCTACTGCTTTGTAAAGATTGATACTGTATTGTCCGCCTCGGACTGTTGCCGAAGTGTCCAAACTGACATTGAATTTTTTAGAAGCGGTTAGGTACTGACACGCTGCACGAATAGTAGGTATTTGTGCGGACACCCTCTTAGTGTTCGGGTTTATCCTCACTGCCTCAAGCAACTCATGTATTGTCATTGGTCCATTCTCTTTAGTGTATAGGTAGGCCTTTCTCAAAAAGGCTTCCTTTGCGGTGTATTTCGGCATCATTTCACTTCCTTTGCTTTTGCTGGTCGGTTCCCTATGAATACTTGTACACCCTTGCGTCCCCGACCGTTGGACGCAGGAGTCTCTTCTGTGAACCAAGACTGATGAACGAGCGTGTCTTTAATCCAACGCTTCGCTGCTTGGTAATCTCCACTTGTTATCATGCGAGCAACTTCTTTTACGAGAGCCGAGCGTGACATTTGTGAAGCCCAAAAGGTATTCTTGATGAGTAGCATATCGGAGTCCATGACATTCCTACGCATTTGTAGGCATCGGTCAAGGATTTCTCGCAGTTGTTCGGTCATGTTGATTTTAAGAACACCTCCGCCCTTGTAACCCTCTGACATAATGGCGTAGCCAAGTGCGAGTCGGCGGAACAAGTCAGCCTCGTGACTTCGTACTTCGGGACGGAACAACCACTCGTTGAATTCTTCGTCAAAGTATAGAGCGGTAGGTGGATTCATAATGACTTCCATAGCCCGATGAGTAAAGAACCGACGCATTTCATCGGCTTTGGCGACCAACTCCGCTCTCTCATGGGGCGGCATTGATGCTTGTTTGGCTTGCGCCATTTTGTATTTCAATTCCTTGTCGGGTGACATATCAATGTCAATAACAAAGAAACGACGGTCCATACCGGACTCCATCTCAAATCGTGCGGGTTGTGTACCGGCCCACATAGTATAGCGGGTAGTGTATTCAACCCACCCGCTACGCATG